CCGTTGATTTGCTCTGCGGTGCTTTTGACTTGAATGATCGCCGTAAGTTTGAACTAACAAACGAGAAAGGAGATCACGTTGTTGACCTTTACTTTAAAGCGATTACCCGTGCTGATCGTGTCTTGTCGATGAAGTCGGCGGGTGATGATGCCTTAAAAGCAAGCACTCAACTTCTTTGCATCAAAGCAGAATTAGAAGATGGAACAAAAGCTTTTTCTCCAGGCGATGCAATTAAATTGCAAAGAGAATTACCTGAGAAAGTATTAAATGAGATTGAATTGTTCTTAAACGGATTAGAAGAAGGAGCAGAGATTGGCGAAATAAAAAAGCTTTAGAAGAAGACGAATGGTTTTTCTTTGAGTTCTTCTTGGCGACAGAGTTGGGAATGACTGTTGGAAGGTTGCGAAATGAAATAACTGAGGCCGAGTTAATAGCTTTTGCGGCTTATTACGAGTTAAAATCTGACTATGAGAAGCGATCAAGCTAGAATCTTTGCATGGCTGAATCATTAGTAAAATTTAAGGTTGACGCGCGAGACGCGATAAGAAAGATTCGTGAATTAGGTAATGCAACAGGACGTTTAGCAAAGCAAAATTTATTAGCTAAAAAAAGTTTCGGCGGTCTTCAAGGTGTATTAACAAAACTAGCTTTAGTTGAAACAGGACGGCGCATGACCAACATGGCCGCATCCTTTAAACAAACGCAAATCAGATTGAGGCTGTTAACAAAGGAATATGGTGAAAATGAAGCAGCGCAAGATCTAGCATCAAGAGCAGCTAAGACTTTTGGATTAAGTCAGACAGAAGCGTTAAGCGGTATTACAGATATTTATGGACGTTTAAGGCCGATAGGCGTGACGTTAAAAGAAATTGAAACGACTTATATGGGTTTCAATGTTGCAACGAAACTTGCAGGAGTTAGCGCACAACAAGCGTCTGGAGCGTTCTTACAGTTATCACAGGCATTAGGCTCTGGCCGTTTGCAAGGTGATGAATATAGGTCGATTGCGGAGCAGCTACCGATTTTGACTCAGGCGATTGCAAAGGAAATGGGTAAGCCCGTTGGTCAAATTAAGAAACTTGCTTCAGAAGGAAAAATCACAAGTGAAGTTGTTATCAATGCGTTAAGGAAGATAGAACAAGACGGCGGAGCGAGTATTGCAAAGCTGATGGAGGAGTCACCTGAGCAGCAATTTAAAAACTTGCAAAACGCAATTAGTGATTTAAGCGTTGAACTGGGTGAGTATTTGGTTCCTGCAACAGTAGCGGTCGCTCAGGCTCTAACCGCTTTAGTTCGAGGGGTGCAAGATTTACCTGATCCAGTAAAAGCTACGGCTGTTGCCTTTGCTGCTGTTACGACTGCTGTAGGGATTGGTGTGCCTGCTCTTTGGAAGTTGTTTAATATTTATCGAGCTTTTAGGATCTTCTTATTACGCAAGTTTATCCCTACTCTTGGCTTAACAAAGGCAGCTCTGGGGCCGATTGCTTTAGGTCTGTCGTTAGTAACTGTGGCTATTGCTGCGGCTGGTAATCAATTTGTTCAGAATAAAAGAGATGCCGAAGAGTTTAATGACGTTCTAAAAGGGACAAATACAGAAGCTATAAAAGCCGCTATTGCTGTCAGAGAATTAACAATAGCTCAGCTAGAGGCGCGAATGTCAAAAGCTGTTGGTAAAGGGAAAAGAGGGAATGTAAGGCTAGGGAAAGAGGCTAAAGAGGCACGGGAGGAAATAGAAAAATTAAATGAACGCTTGCTTGAGATACCAGGCCAACTTGCGGCGGATGAAATTGTAAAAGCAAGCGAAGCGATGGGTGCCTTGAGAGATATAACCACACAAACCTCGGCTCAGTTCCAAGAATCATTCGCCAAGAAGATGCAGCAATATGGCAAGACCGTGAATGATTTTGGTGGTCAAATCGGCGACATAGTGACCAAATCTTTCCGTGGGATGGAAGATGCTCTTGTGCGTTTTGTTCAAACTGGAAAGCTGTCATTTTCTGATTTTGCAAGGTCAATTATTGCTGATATGACTCGGATTGCTATTAGGCAAGCGATCATTGCGCCGTTAATGAACTCGTTTTCTGCTGGCTTAGGAAATATGTTTGGGCCAGCGAAACCAATACCAGGCAAATTAACAGAATGGAACACCGACATGGCTATTAATGCGCCATCTATTCCATTTAAAGCAAGAGGAGGCCCAGTTAGCGGCGGCTCACCTTATATCGTTGGGGAGCGAGGTCCGGAATTGTTTGTTCCTGGCAGATCTGGAGGTATTACACCGAATCATCAGCTAGGCGGTTCAACCGTTATTAATGTTTCAGTTGATGCTTCTGGGTCGTCTGTGGAAGGAGATGGAAACCAAGCGGCACAGTTAGGAAATATGTTAGGTCAAGCTATTCAAGCGGCCTTGATTGAAGAGAAAAGACCTGGAGGCTTATTAGCTACCTAATGACAAATTTCCCATCAATTACTCCGAGTTACGGAACAAGCAAAAGCAGCAGCCCTCAAACATTGGCTGTTCAATACGGTGATGGCTACTCAACCCGTTTAGTATTTGGACTTAATCAGGATCTAAAAGAATACAGCTTGCGTTGGGATAATTTAAGCGAAACAAATGCAAACTCAATCGAAACTTTTTTAGAAGCAAGAGGAGGTAACGAAAGCTTTAATTTTACTCCGCCTGAAGAATCTTCTGCTAGGAAATGTGTTTGCATTAAATGGAGTCGTGAGATGCGTTACACAAACAGGGCATCTATTAGAGCGAAATTTCAAGAAGTAGCGGAGCCGTAAGATATGGCAGTTGCATCATGGGCCGCTAGTACTTCCTACAGCCTTGGCGACATAAGAAGAGGTGCAACAGACCAAATAACAGGTCTGTTTTTTAAAGTTACAACGGCCGGAACTTCTTCAGGTTCGGAGCCTGACTGGCCTACAGATATAGGGTCAACAGTTACAGATAACAATGTTGTTTGGACTGCAATTAGTAGCGTTTATGAAGAACTTTCAAAATTAGCTCCAAGCGCAATTATTGAATTATTTGAAGTTAGATTGTCTAATGATTTACATGGTTCAAATGATATTTATAGATTTCACAATGGATGCAATGCGAATATTGACGGCAACATTGTCTGGGATGGTAATCCATACACGCGGCAAGCGGTAGAGGCTTCAGGCTTTGAATATTCTTCAACAGGTTCGTTACCTAGACCAACTTTAACTATTTCAAACTTAGATAATACAATCACAGCTTTGTTGGTTGTTGTAAACACAACGACAACGGGGAACGACCTTTGTGGGGCCGAGGTCAGAAGAATAAAGACCCTCAAGCGATATTTGGACGGTGAAGCGGCTGCTGATCCCAATGCTCAATGGCCTGTGGAAATCTGGGAGGTTGATAGAAAATCGTCAGAGAACAGATTAGCTGTCGAATTTGAATTAGCAAGCAAGATGGATCGGCCAGGAGATCAAATTCCCCGCCGTCAAATGATCGGCAATATTTGTCAATGGGCTTATAGATCTGGGGAATGTGGTTATACAGGTTCAAATTATTGGGACGTAAACGATAATGTCGAATCGTCTTTGGCTAATGATCGTTGCGGTAAAAGAGTTAGTTCTTGCAAGTTAAGATTTGGGGCAGATAGCCCTTTGCCTTTTGGTTCTTTCCCATCAGCAGGCAGGCAAAATTGAATTTAACTGAAGCCATCAAAGAGCAAGCATTAGCTCACGCAAAAGAAGATTTTCCAAAAGAAGCTGTTGGATTAGTTCATGTTGTAAAAGGAAAAAACAGATATTTTAAATGTCAAAACATAGCTGAGACACCTGACGAACATTTTATATTAGATCCAAATGACTATTTAAAAGCAGAGAAAAGGGGAGAAATCACAGCCGTTATTCACAGTCACCCAAAAACAAACCCTGCTCCTAGTCCTGCTGACATGGTTGCTTGTGAGGCTTCTGGATTACCGTGGTTTATTGTTAATCCGAACACTGAAACTTGGGGAACTTATAAGCCTAGCGGTTTTGAACTTCCTTATGTTGGAAGAGAATTTTCACATGGGATTGTTGATTGTTATTCATTAGTTAGGGACTTTTATAAAAGAGAATTTGGTCTTCAATTAAACGATTACAATAGAAGAGATCAATGGTGGTATAACGGCGAAAATATGTATTTAGATAATTTTGCAAAAGAAGGTTTTAAGGAAATTGAGTTAGAGAATATTGGTTATGGAGATTTATTCTTAATGCAATTAGAAAGCCCAGTGCCTAATCATGCAGCTATTTATCTAAATGATGGCATTGTTCTTCATCACGTTCAGGGAAGATTATCGTCTCGCGATGTGTATGGCGGCTATTATCAGAAAGTCACGGCTAAAGTTTTAAAACATGAAAGTCGTTAAGGTTTACGGAGCGTTAAAAAAGCAGCTAGGAGGTCAAGGGACTTTTGAACTTGATGTAAATACTCCTGCGGAAGCAATAAAAGCTTTGACTGCTAATTTTAAAGGATTAGCAAAATGGATGGTTGAAAGCGAACAACATGGAGTTGCCTATAAAGTCCAATTAGGAACGGAAGTTGTAGGGGAAGAGCAAATTGACACGTTATTGCACCCGTGGAGTCAAAGAGAAGTTTTTTCTATTACTCCTGTTATGTCTGGAGCTGGTAGGGGATGGGGGCAAGTTCTCTTAGGAGCTGCGCTGATTGGTCTTTCGTTCGTTACTTTTGGAACTTCGG